TTACTCACTTGTTGTAGCAAATAAAGTGAGTGTGTGATTACGCCCATTATCATTAGCAACTGATTTAATATTGTATCTCTTTCCATCGTATCTCACAGTCTGTTGTGTGGTTATTCCTTTGCGATAACGAATGATAAATCTTATCGGTTCTTCATTTACTTCTAAATCTGATTGAATATATTCACTACCTTTTAACGTCTTTATATCAGCCCACGGTTTAGCTACAACTTTCTCATAAGACATGCCTGCCTCTGGTCCATCGCTTTCAATAATATCTAGTATCTCTATTCGATTATTAAAATGATATGCCATTATTCTCACCTCTAAATTCGACCACGTGGTCGTTTTTGACTTTATACTTTTGGTCAAACTTTTTTGTGTAACCAATTTAGATTAACTTCAATTAATAGCACACGTCCATTTTTGGGCGTGTAATTTTTCTATATGCTCTTTTTCAGAACCAAATATAGACATCACTTTTTGATTAACATCACATCGCTCTTATAAACTGTTCATAGTTATCAAATAAGCCTACATAAGTATCTAACATGGATGCTGTGCCATCAATTCGACGTTTAGCCGTTTGATTTTTCACAGGTACGATATTGCCATTTCTATCTGTTTGAACGCCTGTATTTGTTAAACACCACTTTAAGATTGGATTATTATTGTAATTGATTTTCTTTTTCTGTAAGTCTGCGCCCATGTTTTGCATAGGCAAGCTCAATGTTTTTGCTCCTTGTGGTGTTCGAACCATTTTAAAGCCGTGTGCTTGCATCTCATCGACCCAATAGCGTGCAGAATAGTTATCGTAGTATATCCACAGAGGTGTGACATCATAGTCATTCAACATCTCTACAAACCATTCTGTGATGTCGCTATAATCAATTGTATTGCCCTCACAGAGCCTTAATAACCCTTGCTCATGCCATTTATCATAAGGTATTTTATCCTCTTCTACGCGCGTTCTGAGATTATCTTGAGGGAGCCAATACATTTGATGAACATATCTTTGTTCCGTTTCTGGATCTAAAAACAGTAATGTAGCACAACTCAAGTCAGTTGTAATACTGAGGTCAGCGCCTCCTATTGCGTACCAACCTGCAAAATCGTGAATATCAAATGTATCATCGTTGTCTATATCCTCGAATGTAAGCCATGCACTTGTGAGCGTCTCTCTAATGTTAAAATCTTTTGTTAATATCCCTGTTAAGTCATTAGGATTATTCTTTGCTCGTTTTACCTTACGTTCTAAATCATTCACTCGTTTTGATATACCTAATGCTGGATTAGCTTTCTGCCATCTATCAGGAAGTTTAAACTCTGCTTTCTCATCAAGCTCATACATGATAGGTAAGAAATTATCATCCTCAAAATGTCCATCAACAACGTTACAAGCATAGTTATATAAATCATCAAACACTGTTTCTCTATTGGTTCCTGCAGTGGTTATCATTATAAGTAATGGTTGTGTGCGTGAGGACTGCGATTGTTTCATAACCTCATACAAGTTGCGATCGAGTATAGAATGCAATTCATCAATAACCACAAGATGTGCATTGAGTCCATCAAGTGAGTTTGAATTTTTAGCAAGCGACATTAATTTACTGAAGTTGTGTGGAAAATATAAATCACTCTTACGTTTTTTAATGTGCTTTTTTAAGTCTGGGCTTTGCTTAATCATTTCAAAGGCTTGATCAAATAAAATATTAGCTTGGTCTTTTTTTGATGCAACTGAGTACACTTCAGAGCCACTCTCACCATCTGCAATCATCATATACAACGCTATAGCAGACAGTAAGGCAGTTTTACCGTTCTTACGTGCTACAAGGAAGAATGATTCAGTGTAACGCCGTAAGCCCGTTTCTTTATCTACAAAGCCAAATAACGCCGATATAAATGCTTTTTGAAAGAGTGCGAGCTTTAACGGTTGCCCTGCTAACTCTCCTTTTGAGTGACGACAAAACGACTCTATGAATTGAATAGGTCGCATTGCTTTATCTTCATCAAAAATGTATTCATCGTGATGTTCTATATCACTAACTAACTTCTCATATTGCTTTTTCACACGCTTTGAAACAATAATATTTCCATCTTGTATCTCTTGCCAGTATTCTCTAATATAATTAGGCATTGTTCACAAAATCCACAAGTTCATCGGTTTCATTTTCTTCATCTGGCAAGAGTGAGAGTAATTGTTTTAATGTCGCATTATATTTAGATACTGTTGTGTTGTATGACTTCATAGCAGGATTTTCACGCAAGTAGCTTTGTTCTCCTTGTGTAAAAATGTAGGTTGCACCCTCTTTATTGATTGTTTCTTTAAGGTCATACATTGCCGATTTCATAAACTCTAGCTCTTCAAGTAAATCGAGTGCGATAACCTTTTGATATTTAGATAACTCATTCACTTGTTCTTTAAGTTTCTCTATATTGATTGAAGTATAGGCTTTTTTCACATATATCATCCTTTCATTCACTTATTTAACCCCTAAATATTTAAAAAGTCGTTTAGAGGAAAAGAAAACCCCAAGCGCCGTTTTCCCACGAAGAAAATTTAAAAAATTGAAATGGGGGGGAGAAAAATTTTCAAAAATATTTTCAGAAATTATTTTTTTCACTTTTAATTTTAAAAATATTTTTTGATTTTTATTTTCGGACAAGATTTCCATTTTCATCAAACTTCAAATCATTTCTTGTCGATTCTGTTTTAAAATGCTCTTTGTTATGGCAATCTCTGCATAAGCATTCTAATAGGTCGTGATTAAATACAATCATAGGATCATTAACATTTTCACTGTTCAAATAAATTTTATGATGGCAAATACTCGCTAAACCTCCACAACGTTCGCATATATAGTGCTGAGAGGACATATAAGCATCTCTACACCGTTTCCAACGTCTAGAGGTATATAAACCTCTATCAATACTTCTACTCATTGTGTGAGCGTCCTAATGCAGTGAGAGAGACAAGCAAACCATCTATTGTTTTCTTCAATCGTTCGCTATCTTCTGTCTGTGGATCAAACCATAATTGTAATATAAATTTAGATGCAGTCTTTGCTAGTGGATGTGTACTCTTGCCCTCATCCCATTCACATCCAGTTGTAAGATAGAGATACTGTGGAATCGATTCAATTAAAGGCTCTATAATATCGTCGTTATAGTCTCCATCGACTCTCAAAGCATTTCTAGCCTCTTGAATATCAATTATCATGTCTTATCACTCCTTTTATTAAGTAAAAGAGCATCAGCAATACACTGATGCCCTCAAATTAGTTTATATTAAGCATTTGATGACGGTTTGCTAGTTGGTGCAGAGAGTTTAACAAACGCCTCATCTACGAGTACACGAGTATCTGCAATAGCCATAGCTCTGTAATCTACGAGACCACTACGGAATGAAGATTCACGAGATTGTTCTAACATAACGCCCTCTGGTAAGTTATAGCCCATGTAATCGAAGTTACCTAAGATTACAGTGCCATCTTCGATATTGTCATCAATAACTACTTCCTTACCTAAGATATGTCCAACCGTTTCATTTTGAGCATCAGTAATAAATAATGGACGACCATTGTTATCAGTTAAACCATAAACTGAATTGTATAGTGTACCGTTGCTCATTGCGAATTTAGCGTTAGCGCCATAGCCTTGTTTTAATTTAGCAAGTGCTTGTGTGAAATCTGTGTACTTGCCAGTAAGTGGTAAGCTATTATTGCTATCCCATTTGATACCTGTTAGAATGCCCTCTCCTTGATCTTTACCAGTACCATTTACTAATGCGTAATCAATTGTTTCAACTACTGCACTAGTAAGCTCATCAACGAGATAGCTTTCAAATGCTGAGATACTCATTGATTTTACTTTCACACTGATAGAGAATACTTTGATAATTTCATTTCCATCAAATTGTACAAATGCTGTCGTTGGTTTCTCTGCATCGACTTCAGCGCCCTCTGTATGCCATTGCGCTTTATCTGTAGGTGTACCGATAGGAATGCGAATTTTAGTAGGAATGTTAAAGCTTCTAACGTGTCCTACAAGTCCTCCCATTGTACGTGCTTTTCTTACTACCTCATTAAGTGTTTGCTCTGGTAACACGGCTGAAGAGTTACTTGAAGATGAGAAGTTGTCAGCGCGATGTTCTGCATCTTGTTTTTGCATTGCCGTATTGAAAGTGCGTTCTTCTAAACTAGTAAGGTTCTGACCTAACATTTTCTTATAGAATGCACTACGATATTCACGAGAACCAAAGATATTATCTTTAGGTACTTCATACTGTCCACGAATACGTGCGCCTGTAATAGGATTAAATGAACGCTGTTCCTCTTTGTCATTAGAATCTTTGTCATCTTGCTTATCCTTGATATTATGTTTAGCTTGATTTAAGCCCTCGATTTCGATATTTAATTTAGTAATATCTGCGTCTGGATCAGTATCAATCGTACCTCTGATTTGTCCTGCACGTTCTTCAATTTCTTCTAAACTTTTATCTCTATAATGGTTAAATGCCTCTTGCACTGTGTTAAACATTGAATCATTCTCCTTTGTAAAATAGTTTATTTAAGTTAATTTTTGCTTGTTGAATAGCTCGATTGCGTAATTCAGCATCTTGTATTTGCTCCCGTGCCTCAACACTTGCCTCGTGATAAGCAGGGAAGTTTACAACTGAAAACTCTAACACCTTATTAATTTTATTGATTGTGCGTGTTCTGGTATTCACATCGTATTGACTGCCGTCTTTACTACATGTGAAACCGAATGACATGCCCGTCATATCGCCCCGCTTTACTGCCGTATAAACAGAGCGAGCCTCTGGCGTATCAGGTAGTACAGCTCTCATGTGCATACCTACATCATCTGTCCATATATTCATCGTCTTTGGTGACTTCGCTAAAGGGAGCCGAGTATGGTCGTGAGAGATTAATAAGCGTGTATCATTGAGCTTTAAGCCATCAAGTGCATTTCGGTGAATTACTTCGGTATAGCTCCCTGTAGGTGTCTTAATGAGTGCTGGTTTATTAAACACTATCGGCGTTCCCTCTAACACCATTTCATTATCTTCGTTTTTGTTAGTCGTTAGTTCAGCACTTCTAATCTCTTTCATGTGGTTTCACCTCTTCTGTATCTGCCATTTGATAGTTATCAGCTAACGTTTTTTTAATGTAATTCAATGATTGTAATCGTTCATCTCCATCTTTAACACGTGGAAGATTGAGAAGATCTAGCGCTTGATTAATCGTAAGAACGCCTAAAGGTAACAGTTCCTTAATTACATTCGTTTTTGATTGGTTGCTAGCATATTGTAATCTTGATGACTCGAAAATAATACGATTGCCAAATGCTTTTTCTCGCTCACTGAATATCTTCTCTGTGAACTCTAAACCGATTTGAATAGAAAAAGGTTCTACAACAGATTCAAAAAAGGCTTGCCAACCATCTTCATCATAAGTGCCATTTACAATAGATTCGCTAATGCCGAGATAATCATATATCTTCGCTTTTACTGTTTCTATCTGTCCTGTATCAATCTGTACATCTGATACGCTTAGAGGATGATATTCCATAGACTGATCAACAGGAACAATACCCCCATTGTTAGCCATCGTCATATAGTTACTCATAAACTCATCTTTTGCCTCTTTGAGTTTAGATGGGCTGAGCGCTTGATTATATTTAAGAATACCTCTAATTTGTGCCGAGTTTTTAATTGCTTCGCTCATGCCCTCATTTTGAGTGTGAGCAAGTTCTATAGCCGAGAGAATAGCCGTATTGTCATCCCCAAGTAATTCATTGTTATTAAAATGACGGCGTAATATAGCCACTTCATCGTAATGTAAGATGACCTTTTCTCCATCTTTAAATAGAAACTTAATATATACTTTATTCGCACCGTCTACGATAAATTCAACGTTTGTAGGTGCTAAAGGATAGAGACTGTCTAAATTGCCTTTATGGTCTTTCTGAACATAAACAAAGGCGTTGTTATATAAAAAGTATTGTGTAGCCACTTTATACAGAAAGTCGTAGCCCGACATATAGGGATTAGGTCTATCCTGTAAGGTACGATTAAGTTTAGATAGATTGTTTTCATCAGTAGCATTAATCACAGTATGTTTGCCCGAGAGTTTAGCCACATGGCGTGCTATAGCATCTACGGCTGATCTAAACACATCATTCTCATAAGCATCTCCAGAGAAGTTAGAGAATGTTGAAATGCCACCTGTTATGAGTTCAAAGTTTTCTGTTTGTTTTTCTTTGATTTTGTCGATTCCTAATATCTTATCGAACCATCTCGGCACATTCTCACATCCTTTTAGAACAAATGTTCTATTTTTAATTTTTGTTCGTCATTTTCTTATCTCAATTATACCACACAGGTGTATGTAAACCAAGTATATCAAGGGTTTAGAGCGTTCGTATTAAATGAAGAAACTCTCTATACTTTTAAAATTAAGTATAGAGAGTAATTATTTGAAACCGTCCCTAATTGTCCCTACTATTTTTATTCCTTCTGATAAAACTCAAGTAATTTTTCACTCTTGCAAGAACCAGCTCAAAATTCCCTTGTGATATAACTTTGTGACTGGTTCTTTTCTTACTGTTGGGTATAAAACTTTCACGCCATGCTACCCACTCATCATTAATATATTCAACATACAATTGTGAGACATGACTTATTGAACAAAAATAAATTTCTTCTGAAATACCTACTATTAGACCAATACGTTCAGCTTGTTCATCTAAATTATATTCTTCGTTAACGGCTTGCACTTCTCACTGTCGCCTCCCACTCTCTTTCAGTAATGACATCACCATTTTTATTATCACCAATCAATACTCTTAACGGGTCTATATCAACGTTACATTGTACGGCGTAACTGACGGCTTTATATAAATCGTTATTTCTGTATTCGCTTTGACCGTCTATAATACGTTGATACGCTTTTTTTCCCTCTCCACCTTTGCCGTTAGCTAAATGCTCAAAGCTATTATTTGGCAACACACGCTTTACTGAATAAGGTTCAAGCGTTTGTTGTGTATAGTTACCTTGTTTAGAAAATATACGTTGTTCAAAATCACCCTTATATTCACGCACCTTGATACCGTTATGTTTATACTGACCTTTTAATGTTCGACTACCAGCAAGAACAAAGTAGTTATTAGGGTGTGCTTTTATATCGACTGACGGTAAATATCCTATCTTCTGAGTGTATTCAATACCTGTACGTTTCTTGAATATAATGTGCTTGCCACCGCTCGGCGTTGTTTGTACAAGGGTATTCTGTGCATTAGTTACAATTTCATCATAATAAGGAATGTACTTAACGCTTTCGTAGCCGTCTTTACCTTCTTCGTGATTAATATCAATATCGATACACCACACGCCCCTTGTGAGTACACCTAATACATGAGTATGTTGGTATAAAGATTTATGACGATCTATAAAAGCATCAGTAATCTGTACATCAGCAAATGTTACAATTGGTTTTTTATACTTATTGAGTGGTATGGCTTGAATATTCTTTTTCAATAATTGCTTTGCAACATAGTAACCTGACAATGAATATCACTCCTTTTATAGGTAACCGGTCACCCTTGTTCCTCTTTTTTTTACTAACCCCTAACCCTTGTAACTCTTATTTCTCTATAGGAGACAACATATAATCCAACTAACTATATAACTAATAGAAATATGAGTTATAAGAGTTAGTGATTGATATTTCAATATTTTGAGAGTTATAACAAAGGTTAGTGAGAGTTATACTAACTCTTATCAAGTAAATCTAATGCCATATCAAATAATTCTTGGTTTCCTATTTCATGCACTTTGTAGTTATTGCCCTCAATCCAATGTTGCTTGTTTAATGAAACACCTATCTTTTTCATATCTTCTTTAGCTTTCTTGTAACGTAAACTCTTATAATCTTCTTGAATTAAACGTTGTAGTGTCTCATCACCAGCAAGAATAAACCCTTGTTCCTTAAGTACCTTCAGCATAATAACTTGTGTCTCTGTTAGTTCATCTTCACTAAAGTAGTGCTTCAATGTAACATCGTTAAACTTAAATTCACCGCCAATGGATTTAAGATATTCCAAGCTCACAAGTAAAAATGAGACAGAAGCAGAAACAGAATTTGTATCATCAGGTTTTACAAAATTCCAATACGGTGCAAATGCTTTATATCTTTCTTCGTCTGTTTCATGTATCGGTCTATCTTTCAATGAAATTTTAACGGTACGTGTTGTATTGGCTGTAATGTCACCAGTATCTACATTTTCATTGGTATCTAACACCAGTACAGATCTATTACGGAATGTAAAGGCATTTCTGCCAATACCACGCCCTGAAATAATTTCACCTGTTGCAATTTTTCGCAGTATTCTCATCATTGCTTTAGTAATTTCGCCTGTTTCATTGGCGTGTGCGATGTCTGCACCGTAGAAATTCATCCATTCATTCGCAGACTCAAAACCGCCTGAAACAAGACTGTCAAAATTAACTTTATTTACTTTTAAAAGTGGATTAAATGTTTCCATTTGCAGCCCTTTGCCAGAACGCCCAAAATCTTTCATTAAAAACCATTTTTCAGCTTGTACTAACTCCATTTTTCGATACATCACATAAGCGTGCATCAGCATTAAGTTATTTTTACTCTTTTCGTTTTCGGTAACAAATTCATAAAATTTTTTAGGCGTTTCCAAATCAATATCTTTATGATCAACATCATATTTTAATGCAAACAATTCATTTTCCTTTAAAGGTCGTTTAGTCATTTTCAAATGCTTCACATCATAAATAAAATCATTACCAGCAAAAGCATAAGGACAGATATTGTAACTGTGATTAACTTCCATATAATCACGATATAGTTCTGTCATAACTTCTAGAAAATCGTCAATTTGATGTTTATTATCTACAGGGTATTTCAATGCGAAATAGGTATCGTCTATGACCTCATAATAGTTGCTTTTGACAAAAAGGAATTTATCTAATTCAGTCGAATAAATGACCTTATCCGCCATTAAATCCGCAATAAAACGAGCATAATTTGTAAACTGATCAGCATGAAAACTTGCTTTCTTCTTCTCTTCACCGTTATCTTCCTCAACGGTTTTTACATTAATTTTTCCGTAAATCAGCCCTAATTTCTTTGGAATTATGGTATAATTTAAAGTAAGGTTATTAATGTAATCGCCTGCGATATTATCTTTTTCACGGTGATACAAATTTCCTGTGTTATCAAACACCTGTTTATCATTAGAGATACAAGCGAAATGAATTCGCTTGCTTATCTCTTTAATTCTTGATAAATTTGCTGTGTTGATATAGTCTAGATTTGAATGAAATTCAAAATGTTTTTTATATAGTGTTACTTCGTCCATGTAATCAACCTTTCTTATGTGTTAGTATTTTAGTGGGTATTTAATTAAATGCTTTGTTTTATGCGTTATCTGATTCAGTCGCCAAACATACATCAGATGACGCTTTTTCTATATCTTCTAATACTGTATCTAGTTCTTTTAAATATATACTCAACAAGTCGATATGTTGCGTAATATAACGTCTATGTTCATGATAACTAGCGCCATGTTTTAACATTTCATTTTTGTTTAACATATGACCTGGCTTATGATTGAAATAATCCTCATCAAACCAGCCGAATGTTGTCACTGCATCATTGATTTTTCTTTTAATAATTTCTACATCTTCAATCAAACTTTTAGTTTCCCAATTCATTATTAATCGTCTCCTTTATGAAATTTAATAATATTATTATTTTCTCCTAAACGGATATTCTTACCGTACAAGTCACATACATTTTTTAGTTTTTTTATTTTTTCCTCCCATCCCTCAACAAAATCCATCATCTCTTCAATAGCTATCTGTAAATCTTCAATATCGTCTTCAGTTAAGAAATTACTAATATTTGAATCCATATAATTGCTTGGAAAATCCATAAATATATAGATCGAATCGATAAGGTCTGTATATTCTCTATAATCACCAAGAACGTTTACAATCTCGTCATCACTTAAATTTGGGTATTCTTTCTTTATAATCGAAAACTCTCTGTCGTGACGTTCTTGTAACAATTTCAGCATTTTTTTAGTAAACGAAGAATTGTTAATATTTCTATCGATGCTCACAATTTTTTTTACATTTTCATAATCTTTACTATTTAATTTTTCCATTCTTAATTACCTACCTTTTCCTTATTTTTAAGTTCTAAAATTCTGCTAATATCCATCTCCAGACATGCGATACAAATATCTTCGCTGACTTCTGGGAAATGTTTTTTAAATACATCTGGTGCAATGTTGAGTAGTAGATTGTGGTCAGTGTCCTTGATGTTGTACCAACCGACAACCGACTTCGTAATAATTACTTGTTGTTTCATGTTACTTACCTGCTTTCAATTTCAAATTTTTAAGGTCATTATTGCGATTATCCATTTGACATGTGATACGTTCCATGAATTCGTCAACATCTGACTTTTTGAATCTGTATGTGCTTCCTACTTTAAAGTAGCGCATTCCATTTTTAATAAGTAGATCCTCAATCGTCGGTTTACTTAAATTTAGATATTCCGATAACTCCTTATAATTCATGAAATATTTTTGTCTTGCTAATTCATCCACACGTTCATCAATTGCTTGTTGTAGCATGTCACGTGCTTCATCTTCATCAATATTAATGTTGAACATTATTTAGCCTCCTCTAAGTCAAATAAAAACAATTCTTCTATATCAGTTTGTAAAACATCTGACATGCTTTTTGCTAATTTAGGGCTAGGTTTTTTCTTACCGTTTACTATCTGACTTAAATAAGAAACACCAACTCCTATCTCTTTAGCTAAGTCAGTAAGACTAAACCCTTTAATAAACATAGCTTTTTTTAATTTTTTATTATCAATTAAGATAGTCATTATTAAGTTCTCCTTTCTTTTTTGACTGACTTCTCAATCAATTTACACTTATAATATACACAAATGTCTTTAATTTGTAAATGATTTTTGATTGATTTCTCAATCATTTTTGTATGTTATGTACAAAAAAGTCTGTCGGCATGGTATTATTGGATAAGAAAAGGAAGTGATATTTATGATTAGAAATAGACTGTCTGAATTACTTTCAGAAAGAGGTTTAAAAATTTCGAGAGTAGCGAAAGAGGCTAGAATAGCTAGAAGTTCTTTAACTTCGATGGTTCAAAATGATTCAGAAATGATTAGATATGATGCTATTGATAAATTGTGTAAACTTTTAAATGTTACGCCTAACGAATTTTTTGAATATAGCCCTATCATTATTGAATATAGTTTTGATGATTATCCAGAAGTAAACTATGAACTTCAACGTGATGTTGATGATAAATTAGTTTTAAAACATTTTGAATTTGATTTTTTAGTGGATGTAGAAGATTCATCTGACAAAAAGAGATTTGATTTAGAAATTCAATTCACAGGTTTTACAGAAGATAAAAGAACGCATTTTAAAGTTAAAGACGAACAAAAAACTCAAAGTTTAAAAGAAATCGTAGATCAATTATCACCAGGATTAAAAAATGTTTTATATAAGAAATTACAAAAAGAATTACAAAGTTACGTAACCCGTTTTTTACTAAATGACATTGTAGAAAATTATGATGATTTATCAAGCAGTGATATAAAACGATTAAAGCAAGCATTTGAAAAATATCCTCTTAAGTTAAATTCTAATATATTTACGGAATATTAATTAGTAGGTGATTAAATGGCAAGTTTTGAAAAGAGAGGCAATACATGGCGTTATCGTGTCTGTGTAGGCAAAGACCCTAAAACAGGTAATTATAAATACACATCTAAATCTGGTTTCAAACGCAAATCAGATGCTAAACATCATGCTGAGTTACTGGAAAGGCAAATCAGAAACGATGAATACATACCTCCATCTACTTATTCATTTAAAGCAGTAGCTAATGCGTGGTTAGAAGAATACGCTAAAAAGTTTAAGGTTAGCACTGTCAAAAATCGCAGAATATCTATCGCACATGCTATCAACTTCTTCGGGGATAAACCTATCCAATCCATTAAAACTAGAGATTACCAACAATTTCTAGAGCACGTTAGCGATCAATTTAGCAAAAACTTTGTCACTAACATTCACGCCTCTACAAAAATGTGTTTAGATTATGCATACCGTACAAAATTAATTAATAAGCGCCCTTATGTAGGTGCTAAACGCCCTAAAAGAAAAAAGACTGTTGAAGAATTAAGGGACAAGGATATTAGACAGCGTTTTTTCGAGAAAGATGAATTACATGAGTTTTTAAAACTTGCTAAGGAAACGGATGTCCCTAATGATTTCGAGTTGTTTGCCACAATGGCGTATACAGGTATGCGTATCGGTGAGGCAATTGCCTTGAAATGGTCAGATATAGATTTCGAAAACAAAACAATTCATATTTATAAAACCTATTTTAATCCTACCAATAAGCGCAAAAGCTTTGACATATTAACGCCTAAAACAGAGTCATCAATTCGCAAAATAACGGTAGATCAACATATATTAGATTTACTTTGGAGATATAAAAGGGATAAGCAGGATAAATGGCACGATGAATTTTACTTTGAAGAGGATTATATATTTACGAATGTAAACGGTTATCCTATGCCGATGAATAACGTTGATTATTGGATTAAGCGTATCGTGAATAAGATGGATATTGATAAACATATCTCCTCTCACTCTTTTAGATATACGCACTGCTCACTGTTAATTGAGGCAGGTGTTCATATTAAGGAAATACAAGAAAGACTCGGACACAGTAGTATAGAAATTACAATGAATGTGTACGCTCAGATGACAGAAACAGGAAAAAGAAATGCGAGTGAGAAATTCAGTAAGCTCATGGATGGTATTTCAGATGATTTAATTTCTTAA